CCCTGAGCCCTAGCGGTAGCGGATTGTGAAGATGACCCAGTCTCTGCCAGTGACTCAGGTTTGATCCTGTCCACTGCGGCATCGAACTGGTCGCGTACTTGGTCGCGTGCCTCTCGGGGCGACATGTTCTCTTCAAGTGTCAATCGGTTGTACTCTGAGACAGCCTCAGTGCGGATGTCCAGCAACTTGTTGTCAAGCCCACCGAAGGGACCCTGACGTTGTGGATTGTAGACACTGGCGATCTCAGTACGGTACGTACCCAGAGAGACAGAGTTACCACGTTGAGATGCTTGTTGCTGTGCTGTCACAGCTGCCATCATCTGACGGGCTTCCTCCATAGCTTGAGGGCCACCACCAAGAGTAGCAGCGGCGTACGCATCCATGACGTGGGACAGGGAAGCCTGACCTGAGTAGATAGCAGACCATAGCTCAGCAGTCTCAGGAAGCTTCATAGAGCGTCCTTCGAACTTGCTTAGCTGTGCCTGCCCGAAGTTGGCGGCAGACGTAAGGTCACTGTAGGTAGCCTCAGGGTTGTTACGCATCTGCATCACGAGGTCACCGTAAGGTTCCTCGTTGAAGGCACGCTCAGCTATCAACAGCTGCGTATCGAATACGCTCTGTTTGTTCTCTGCTTTCAACTGAGCTTCAGCTGCTGCCAGCTCACGTGCGGCTACAGAGGTAGCCTGAGCGACAGCTGCTCGATGCTCGTCAAGGAGCTTCGGGTCGGTGATGCCAGTAGGTATACCGTTGATCTGCTCCGGCATATTCCGAATCAGGTCAGGGTCACCAGCTTTGATGGCGATGTCATATAGGGTTTCCCACATGACCACCTTCTTGTCTGAGCCCTCGAAGAACACACCAGTCTCATCGAAGAGTTTCTGGTAGTCCAACGCGCCGGTCTCGACGTATGCGTTCTGGAAGTTCGCGGTCAACTTACCGCGCTGCTCTTCGCGTATCTTCTCGATCTGAGAGTCACGATGACCAGCCAGCATGAGAGCTTCGAACCCAAGCAGCTGAGGCGCGAGGGCCTTGGCATACTCAGAGTCACCAAGGTCTTCGATGCCACCGAACTGGGAAGCCATGTAGTCAGAGATGAATCCCTGTACCTCAGCCTCGGTCTTGTTCTCTGCGTCAAAGCCCCGGAGTAATTCAGGGAGTTCCTTCTGTACGATGTTGAAGTCGTACTCGGCATCGAGCTTGTCCCATGCCTGATTGTATCCGAAGTTGGTATCGTCTGTGTCACGCTCAGCACCTGAGGCGCGTGAGGTAAGTGCTCGATCAACACCTTCTTCGTTACGTCGTACCTTCACGTCATGCGCGAACCGAGAGCCGACAGAGAATGCTTCCTGTAGCGCAGCAGCTGCCTGCTCACCGTTACGGTTGCCACGGGCATTGATGAACCGTGTATGTTCACCGATGCGGGGATCATTAACGCGGGGGTCATTGACCTCTACACGTTCTGTCTTTCTTTGAGTTCCGCGTGCCATGATTATTCCTTAAGAGAGTACGGTGCCAGCTTGCGGCAGCCTAGAAGTTGTGCTTGAGCTGAGAGCCGGAGGCAATTTGAATGAGGCTGTGGGTGGAGTCGCTGTTCCCGGCACAGCTGATGCTGCGTTGTATGCGCCGAGTCCACTTGAAGCAATCCTCAAGCCAGCTTCGAGTCCACTTACAGTTCGCACCCGTGCGTTGGCAGACTCGAGGTCGGTCAACGTCGAGCGCTGCTGTAGCGAAAGGTTCTTACCGATGATGCCAGACTGGATGCCTGCGTCCTGCAAGTTCTGGTTAAGTGCAACAGCAAAGGATTGACCCTGTGCTCCTGACTCACCGCCAGCTACGCGCGCTCTGGCACGTGTCTTACGGAACTCTTTCATCCGAGCACCGAGGTCCTCAGTGGCAGCTGCTTGCTGCTCTTCGAGTGCCTGCTCGGCCTGAGCGTGCTGTGCTTTGAACTGGGACTTGGCAGACTCGTTGGTCTGGTAGATTTGGTAGCCAGTTGTAGCGACGGCAAGCGATGCCATTATAACGGGGTTACACATGCGCTCGCTCCGATATGTATTGAATGAAGGGATGACCCATTGGGCCATGGTCAGGGATGAATTGCACCGCTTGGAATCCAAGTCGGCGCATCCATTTGTTTGCTGACGTATGTTCAACGTCAACGAAATTAGTGAGGTACGGATACCTCGTGTGCATGAATCTCAAGTAGGACTTGCAGTGCTTGAGAAATGACCGGGGAGCATCATAGATTCGGTCGGAACCGAGCATCCAGATGCCCCCTAGTCCAGCCTGTAGGGCATTAGCTCCGAAGAGGACCTCGACTTGACCGTCGAGTGTCGCTGCCCAGCACATGTCTGGGTCGGAATACCTGATGCTCTGGAGGAGAGCGTCATCTACAGGACCGTAGGAACTTCTGTGTATCTCCAAGATGTCGGAGTCACGGAGTCTGGGAGTCAGACTGTCAGCGTCTTCAAGTCGTGCCGGTCTGATCTTGAACTCCATGTCATTACCTCGATCTGTTGAAATACAGGGCTTCCCATTCAGCTGATTGAAACTTAGCCTGATATGGGTAGTCATTCTTTAGCTTGATGTTTACGTCTCTGCTGTCGCCACCGATGCTGAACTGATAGGCACCATCTGCGAACAACGGTTGATTCAGAAAGAGCCCACCATCACCCAACGTCTTGCCGGTTGAAGTCCATGCGTACTGAGGATGGATGTTTTCCTCGCCCGGATCGTTCTTCCCGTAAGGGTCGACCTCGGTCTGGAAGTATGTCGCATCTTCGTAGTACACGGTCATGGTTCTGATCTGAGTCCGTCCTGTCGTGATGGCAACACCATCCTGACCAGCATTGAATAGCTGAGAGAACTCAAGTTCTGAATCATAGTTCACACCACAGATCAGCGTGTAGCTCGTGTAGTCACCGTTGAGGAGTTCAACCTCAGTGGTCGAGTTCCATGATGCTTGCAAGCTTGGGCTCACTACAGGCATGCCTTCGTAGTTGGTCCGGTCTTCGTAGATGAAGTAGAACTCATTCTGAAGAGGCACACCTACAACAGCGTACGGCAGTGTTACCGTGGTACGGTTGGTACCAGCTGAGTAAGACATGTTAGCAGCAGCACGTGTGGTACGCCGATCAAGCAGGATGTCGTGAGTCAGGGACTCAGCTACAGCACCAGCTTCAAGGCTTACCTTCTCGAGCATCACACCATCAGACCGTTTGTTCAGCATGTACAGTGTGTTCTCAATAACAGCGATACCGAGGATCGTATTCGAAGAGTCGAAGTCCCACTGGGACCACGATGATTGTATCTTCTCGTCACCTCGCCAGTTGAACTTATAGACGTAGAGACGGTTGTCCTCAGTCCCACCCGTAGCTGGGAGAGCGAACAGTACATCTTCGTTACCACTAGCTGCGAGCTGCTTCAAGCTGCTCGGTACGTATCTCGGTACGTGTGCAGTTACGTCGGCAGCATTGGTGTTGTTACTTTCGCCGTCGACATAGTACTCACGGATACGCGAGTAGGCACCATTAGGTGTCGCGAAGTAGACCTCGGAGTTGATCGGGACAGGCTCGACATTCACGTCCATCTCGTACGACGTGACTTCATCAATGGAGACTGAGGTCGGCGTAAGTACGTCAGTGACGTTGAGGCTGAACTGTGTCTGATCAGCGAACAGCATCAGTCCGTTGTTGAACGGTACCGCATGCTTCAGCTTAGAGACACGGGAAGTAGACACCGCCACGTCCACGACATCAGAGTCGAGGAGAGTAGTAACAGTGTTCCGCCAGAAGTTACCGAAGTCGCCAGCACCAGAGAACACCACGTTCTCGTCACTCAGCAGGCCAAGTCTGTTCTTGTAGAAGAATACTTCCTCAAGCTTCAGGCCGATGAATGTCGGAGGTGGGTTGGTCTGCTGATCGCCAAACCTACGCGGCAACCATGCGAACGGATCGAGGCTCCATGTACCAGCATCATAGTCATGCACCAGTACGAAGGGCATCGAGTACTCTTCAATAGCTTCGTTCGAGTCGGGACCGTAGGTCTCTTCCCATACGTTGCTTCCATTGTAGCGTACGTAGTATCCGCCGAAGTTGTTTGTGTCTGCACCTTCTACCTTGTAGTAGTCGTTGAGCGACGGCGAGGCAGGCAGGTCCGAGAATGCTTGGACTGTGCCATCAAGTGCCGCGTTGCCTTGGTCGTTGTAGAAGTCGACATCCCGGTAGTTGATACGGGTGATGTCAGGCTGGTAGAGCTGAGCGTACCGGGGTACCTCAGAGGCAGCCTCAGGGAGATCACGTACAGCACACGTAATGGTCTTGTTGACGATGAACGTGTAGTCCGCGATGGTGACACAGGCATACTCAGTGTGCGGTGTGGTGACGCTGAGTGGGTGCGGGATAGCTGTCCACGTTGCCGTGTTGTCAGCTGTCGTGCCACCCAGAGTGGTACCGAAAGTGGGCTCTGAGCCAGCCGATGTACCAGCTGTGGTACACCGGTAGAGGAACCCGTTGAAGGTCGTAGGGGAGATCACGTCTCCGATTACGTATGCCGTAGAGAGAACCCAGTCATCCCATCCGTTGAACGTGACAGCCTTTTCAGAACCATCAGCGGTATCGAATACCTGTATGTCGCCATCAGTGACGACTACGACGTACCTGTTGTCCACGTCACGGTTGATCGTGTGAATCTTCGCGTCGTCCCAGTTGTCAGTCGTGACGTTAGCCACCCACTGACTTGGAGGACGCTTCATTACACCCGAGTCTACAGTCGACAGCATGTTCACCTGACCCTCATGCTGCGAGGGCAGCCTTAAGGTGTCCGGCTGCTGCGATACACCGTTGAACAGTGCCGGTATCTGCCGGGTTATCAGGGAACGAGAAGACATGTTAGTACCTCGGAGGGTTGTAGGCGCGACTTGCAGTGGCACCTTCTGAAACAAAGTTGTTGCGCTTGGTGCGCGACTCAAGACGCTTGAATGCGATGAGTGCTTCTTCTTCCATCAACTGTGTGTAGGAGAAGAGCACGTCAGAACCGATGACCTGCGCCTGCCAGATACGTGCAGCTCTGATAGCTATGTACTGGCGGGCTGGCTGAGGTATCTCGTCGAACTCGTAAGCGTAGATGATGTTCACGTCCACGTCCTGCGTGATGGTGAACGTCTGGTTGTTCTTGTCCCATAGCATCAGTGTCCCGCCATTGTCGCGGATCACGTAGTCTTTGGAGCGATTCACAGGGTCAACCCACATAGCATTCGTGGGGACGATGATGTTGTTGCTACCATCAGGTGAGATCGTATAGTCGTAGTCAGAGTTGAAACTCCAACCCCGAGTCAGGACATCACGAAGGGTTGTGTCGAGTGCCAGCTTAGCTGTCTCAACATCAAGTATGCCCGTGTTCGTGATTGAGTTTACAGGTGCCTGACCAATAGAGACGATCATCTGATTAACAGCATCAATCTCTGTCATAGCAAGTGTTGGTGTAGTCATGGTCAGTCCTTAGAAAAAA